CTCGACCAATGCGTCAAACAATACAACGCCGTCAGGCAAAAGTAAGGAATAGCCATGCCTAGTACATACTCTCCCGATCTACGGATTGAACTTGTTGCCAACGGTGAACAGTCCGGTACATGGGGCACCACGACTAACAACAACCTTGGCACGCTGATTGAAGACGCTATTGCTGGGCTTGCATCGGTATCTGTAATTTCAGCTAACCAAGCTTTGCTTGCTTTAAACGGTGTGGCGGATCAGGCACGGTGCGCGGCGGTTAGTCTCACTACTACAACTACTGCGGCGTTCAGTGTCTATGTTCCGCCAGTGCCCAAGCTGTATGTGATCAATAACGCCTCTGCTTACGCCGCCACTATCTTTTGCTCTACAGTTCTAGGCAACACCACAGCAGCGGGTACGGGGGTTGCAGTCCCAGCAGGCAAATCAGTTCTTCTGCGTTCGGACGGCACAAACATTGTTGAACAGCTTAACTATATAGCAGGTGGCTTCACTGTAGAAGGCGCTAACAATATAGTAAGTTCGGCGTTTTTAGGTACAGCGCGAACCGCCACAATTAACGTAGCGACTCCGGCAGTAATTACTGTATCCGCGTCCCCTCCATCAGGTACAGCGGTGGTGTTCTCGACTACAAATACTTTACCTACTGGATTGACGGCGGGGACAACGTATTACGTGTCAAAAATTAACGCAACAACTTTTAATGTATCTACGTCGCCTTCACTATCTCCGTTGGTAGCAACTTCCGGTGCTGGAACAGGCACGCATACTGTCGCAACCGTTAGTTTGGCACTAACTCCCCCTTTACCGTCAAACAATAATCAATTAGCGACAACTGCGTTTGTAAATCAATTCGTTGACCAATTTATTGATACGACGAATTGGGCAATATCAGAAACTACAGCAACACAAACAGCAACAATCACAATTGCTAGTCCGGCAGTCGTCACTGTTACAACATCTCCAGCTAACGGCACGGCTGTGTCGTTTAGCACAACAGGCGCGTTACCTACAGGTATTACCGCCGATCAACCGTATTACGTTGCTAATCGAACATCCACAACGTATAACTTAGCTTCAACAGCAGATATTATCCAATCAGCTACGTTAGCAATCGCTTCTCCCGGTGTAGTGACTGTAGCTTCCGCTCCACAGAATGGAGATGAAGTTGTATTTGCAACAACCAATACATTGCCTACCGGCATTACGGCGGGTACTGTGTACTATGTTATTAACAGGGCGAGTACAACATTTCAAGTTGCACCAACTTCCGGCGGAACAGCTATAGATTTTACGGGGAGCTACACGGGCGATGTTACTGTTGCTTCGCGTACGATAATTAATACGTCGGGCTCACAATCTGGGGCACAGACAGAAACCACGTCAAAGTTATATTTTAAGTACAAGTCTATAAACCGTCTGTCATTAGACCTTGGCGGTAACTTAATAGTTTCAGGCAACATAACAGCGTATGGCACTGTGTAAGGACGCATCATGCCTTTGCAAAAACTTCAGTTTCGCCCCGGCGTAAACCGCGAGGGCACTACACTCGCCAACGAAGGGGGTTGGTATGACTGCGACAAAGTGCGCTTTCGTTCTGGTTACCCTGAAAAAATAGGCGGTTGGGCTGTTGATTCGTACACCACCTTTCTTGGCGTATGCCGTTCGCTGTGGAACTGGGTAACACTTAAAAACTTCAATCTTCTAGGCGTTGGTACTAACCTAAAGTTTTATATTGAGAACGGCGGGGCGTACTATGACATTACACCTATACGCGAGATAAACGGCAACACCCCATCTGCGGGGCCACCAGTAGTTAACGCGTCTACAATCACACTTACTGCCAGTGGTTTGGTGATGACTGTGTCTGACAGCGCGGCAGAAAGTTTGCAGGTAAATGACTTTGTCACTATAGCCGGTGCCGGTACGATTGGCGGCGTAAATGTAAACGGCGAGTATCAAATCACCTCTGTGATCTCCAGCACTACGTATACCGTCGCGTTGGGCACTAGCGCAACTGGAAGCAATTCCGCTTCCACAATAACGATTGCCTACCAGATCAACACAGGCTTTCCAATCTATACCGTCGGCACTGGTTGGGGCACGGGTCCGTGGTCGCCATACTTGACCACAACACTAACTAATCCGTTTGCGACGGACACAGCTACGCCCAATACCATCACGGTAACACAAGCAAGTCACGGTTTGACGACAGGTCAGTACGTATCCTTCGCATCTATCAGCGATACGTCGGTAGGCGGAGTTTCAAACGTAGTCTTGCAGAAGGCATTCCAAGTAACGGTGCTTAATTCCAGCACCTACACGATTAGCACGGTAGGTTTGCTGCAAGGCACGGTCACGACTACAAGCGCATCAGAAGGCGGTACAGTCGTCGTCTACTACCCGTCAGCCACCCTTACGGCAAGTACGACGCGGGGTTGGGGCGAGGGTTTTAGTATAGGTATTGGTGCTCAGTTGCGGTTGTGGAGCCAATCAAACTTTGGTCAGGACCTACTATTTAACCCGCGTGGTGGCGCTTTATATCTGTGGCAGCCGGGTTCAGGTACAACTCCTACGTATGGTACTCGCGGTACGCAGGTGCCCGGCACATACACCCCCACGCTTATCAATGAAATCCTAATATCGGATCAATCACGTATTGTGATCGCGTTTGGCTGTAACGACCCAACTGGTACTTACGCATCTGTAACATTAGACCCGATGCAGATTCGTTGGTCAGCCTCAGAGGATTACACTAATTGGCAACCGGATATAGCGACTAACCAAGCAGGAGATGCACGGCTATCTCATGGCTCAGAAATTGTAGGCGCACTTCAGACTCGCCAAGAAATTAACGTATGGACGGATTCTGCTATATATGCCATGCAGTATCTTGGCCCGCCATTGGTCTGGCAGATAACACTACTAGCCGACAATATATCCATCGCTTCCCCCAATGCAATGGCAACCGCGTCTGGTGTTGTGTATTGGATGGGGGTAGACAAGTTTTACATCTACTCTGGTCGGGTTGAGACGCTGCCGTGTTCGGTGCGTACATATGTATTTAGCGACATAAACAAAGACCAGCTTTCGCAAGTGCAAGCAGGTACAAATGAAGCATATAGTGAGGTATGGTGGTTCTACTGTTCCGCTAATTCGAACACCATCGACCGTTATGTCATCTTTAACTACCTTGACCGTGTTTGGTATTACGGCGCGTTAGATCGCACAGCTTGGTTGGACTCCCCCCTGCGTCCATTCCCCGTGGCTGCGACAGGTGGTAACTTGCTTGTGTATCACGAAGCAGCAATTGACGATGGCTCAACTAACCCACCAAGCCCAATCAATGCGTATGTGCAGTCATCAGACTTTGATATTGGCGATGGGCATAACTATGGGTTTGTGTGGCGGATCATCCCCGACATTACGTTTGACGGCTCTAGTACTACAGGTGCCACGTCAGTAAATCCGGCAGTGCAGTTCACGGTACGCCCTCGGCAAAATCCGGGGTCAGGGTATGGTGTGTCTCAGGTACCTACGGTCCAATCCGCGCAGAGTTACGCTGGGCAGACAACCTATACCGTGCAGGAATTTACCGAAATTGTGTATAGCAGGATTCGTGGGCGGCAGATGGCGTTTAAGATTAGCTCCAACACGCTTGGTACTCAGTGGCAGTTAGGGGTTCCTCGTATTGATGTAAGACCAGACGGCAGACAATAAATGACAACACAGATTGTTGTTACAGAGTCCATTCAACTTACGCGGACAAGAGCGCCGACATTACCGCTTGCGCCGGTTCAGTATGACCGTGCTTATCACGACACATTTAACAACATCCTGCGTCAGTACTTCAACACGCTGGACAACTTTATCGCACAGCTTATGGCCTCTACTAGCGGAACAATACCTGTCTCCATCGGCGGGACAAACGTAGACGCGTTTGGGCGCGTCCGGGTAAGTGAGCCGTTTACGCTGTTCGACTCCTCGCACCGCTATTCAGACAACAACCTGTGGTCAACAGGTACCACGGGCACTGCCGCTGCGACGTTCAGTGCGGATGAA